CCCGGAAATAGTCTACCATATATATCAGCACCTGCTAAACCTAAACCTAGCGCTGTCATTAACGGACTTGCACCTGATGCTGTAGCAGTGTCAGTCGGTGATAGCGTAACTGTACCTGCTCCTGGTGTTAAGCCTGATATACCTTGACCAAACATAGCTAACCTGTCTCTTGGATCTTGTACTGCCATGGCTGCCGCTTGTCTGTTTGCATCTAGTATTGCTTGTTGTTGTGCTTGTTCTTGTGCACCTAATGTACCAAGACCAGATATTTGTGCTCTAGCAAGGTCTTGTGTTCTTGCACCTAAATTAGATTGTAGGTTTGCAATACCCATTTGGTTTGCAAGGTCTTGTTGTCTTCTTTGTGATGCACTTTCAAAACCTCTTTGTTGTAAATCTGCAACTAATCTTGCTCTGTTCATGTCACTTGCTGCATCAAACTCGGCTCTTTGTACACCCTCACGGCCACCACCAAACGCACCAGGTATGCCCAGTGTTCTAGCTGCTAATTGATTTTGTTGTACTTGTCTTTGTTTGTCAAACTCTGCAAGAGTTGTATCTATAACTTGTTGCTGAAAAGGTGATGTATATTCTGCTATAGTTCCTGTCCCCGTTCCTGCCCCTGCCCCTGTTAAAGTTGTTGCTGCACCTGCTGCGGTTGTTGCATCAGTTAAGAACGGTTGGAAAGAACCAAGGCCTGTTGTTGGGTCTACTGCTTGTGTTCTAGCTGCAGTTTGTAAAGCATCTTGCTGTGCTACTTGCGGTGCGAGATCTGCCATGCCCGCTTTTGTAATTTGAAACTGTTGTGCTTGCGCCTGTCTGTTAGCGAACTGCTCTGCTGTTTCACCGGGTTGCTGTTGAACAGCTGTTGTAATACTTGGTATACCCGCTTGTCTAGATAAGTCTGTTAGATATGTTTTCTGTGCTGCTTCTATAAACTCTGGTGGTAATATTCTTGATTCTGTGACACCGCCTTCTTGATAGCCTGCTCTGCCGCCTGATGCTCTATTTTCACCAAACTGTTTCATAACAGCTGCCCTAATTTTTATAG